ATTGAAGAAGAGATTGAAGGATTGGTTGTAGACATAAGAGAGCAACCAGAAAATAACGTGTAATAGCGTTGCAAAATGTGCAATCGATAATATCATTTAAGTATGAAAGCAAGAACATTTTCAGATGTAACGATTGTGCCAAAGTTTACGGAAGTTGGTCGCAATGGTAGTTTAGCTACTAGACTATTTAACGATCAAGAGCCACTACAATTACCTATTATCTCCGCAAACATGCCAGCAATTGCAAACGCAGAAGTATGCGACGCAATGCGACATGGTGGAGGTATAGGTATTCTTCATCGGTTCAATGAAATTGATGAAGCAGTCCGTGAATACAAATATGCATCACTAGATGGTACAATTGATGTAGGTGTATCATTAGGCGTCAAAACTGGTGATAACAAGCAACGATTTGAAAAACTATACGAAGTTGGAGCAAGAGTATTCTGTATTGATGTAGCTCATGGACATCAACAAAATGTACGTGAACTACTTAAATGGATTAACAATCAAATATTTAAATGGGCTCGTAGTGAGAGAAATAAAGTAACCCTTATTGCAGGTAATGTTGCAACAGCTGATGCAGTAATAGCATTAGGTGAATGGGGGGCAGACGTTGTTAAAGTAGGAATCGGTCCAGGTAGTGCATGTACAACAAGACTTGATACCGGAGTTGGTGTGCCACAATTATACGCACTGGAGCAAGCGCATTGTGCAGTAATGCAGCAGAAGGTACCAGTAAAGATTATCTCCGATGGTGGTTGTAAATGTACTGGTGATATTGCAAAAGCATTAAAGTATGCTGATGCAGTTATGTTAGGATTTATGCTTGCAGGTACAGTTGAGACTCCTGGTGAATATATTAATGTTAACGGTAAGCAGATGAAAATCTATTACGGCTCTGCAAGTTTTAAGAACAAAGGAGAGAAGAAGCATATTGAGGGGCGCGATTTTCTTGTTGAGCGTAAAGGTTCGATTAATGATGTGCTTGACAAAATTAGAGACGGTCTACATTCATCCTTTGGTTATGTTGGTGCAAGCAATCTGCAACAATTTAAAGCTAATTGTAAGTTCTTGGATATAACTACAGGTGGAAAGACGGAGAGCAAATATGAGTAAAATCTTAGTTACAGGTGGGTGTGGTTTTATTGGTAGTAATTATATCGATTATAAACTATTATCTGATGCAAGTGTAAAGGTTGTTTGTGTTGATAGTTTAGATATAGGTGGCTTAGAGGATAATATATCTGAATGGTCCAGAGATGGTGGCCGATATAAAATGTATAACGGTAATATTTGCAATCCAGAGCGAATGGGAGAAATTTTCGACTGGGAAGAGCCTGATATTGTTGTAAATTTTGCTGCACAAACTCATGTAGATCGCAGTCTAAAAGATCGAACATACTTTGCAACTACAAATGTAGTCGGTACTCAAGTATTATTAGATCAAGCAATTAAACATAAAACAAAGCGCTTTCTACACGTATCAACTGATGAAGTATATGGAAGTATCGATAGCGGATTGTTTGAAGAGACAAACATGCTACATCCAAATAATCCATACTCTGCTACTAAAGCCGGTGCTGAGATGCTCGTTCAAGCTGCAGTTCATTCGTTTGGGGTTAATGCGTCTATTACACGAAGCAGTAATAACTACGGACCGAGACAATATCATGAAAAGCTAATACCAATGGTTATTCATAATGCTCTTAAAGGTTTACCTGTTAATGTCTTTAATGAAGGTACCTCAATAAGAGAATGGATATATGTTCTCGATAATGTTATCGGAATCGATTTAGTTGTACAAAAAGGTCGCCGCGGTGAGGTATATAATATTGGCTCTGGTATTGAATTACAAAATATTGACGTAGTAACTACTATTTTAGATATTTTAGGTAAGCCACATAGCCTTATAAACTATACAAACGATAGAGCTAATGATGATCGTAGATATGCACTTAACACCACAAAAATGTTTACACATCTAGGATGGCGCTCAAAAGTTGGTTGGAAGGAAGGGATACAGCAGACTGTTGACTGGTATCTAAAAAACAAGTATGAAGGAAGTTAAATTTCATAAACTTACTATTAAGAATTTTCTGTCTATAGGCAATGAACCGATTGTAATAGATTTTAAACAAGGTCTTAATATCATAACAGGTATTAATAAAGACAAAGAAGATAGTAAAAACGGAGTAGGTAAATCTACAATCGTAGATAGTATATCCTTTGCTATTTTTGGCTCACCGTTACGAGATATTCGTATTGAAAATATACCTAACTGGAAGACGAATAAAACTTGTGAAGTATCGATTGAGTTTACTGTTGTAGATGATTACATCGAAAACAAGTATCGTATTAATCGCTCCTTAGATCCATCGCGTGTTCAGTTGTACGAAAACGGTGAAAATATATCTCGTACAGCAGCAAAGACAAACAGCAAGCTTAAGAAAATACTAGGGACCACACCGGAGCTGTTTGAACAAAGCACTACAATGAGCATTAATCAGACGGAGCCCTTCTTAAAGAAGCGCCCTGGAGTAAAGAGAAAGTTCATTGAAGGTATTTTTAAATTAACAGTCTTTAGTGAGATGTTAGGAATCATTCGACATGACTTAAGTGAGACAAAACGAAAGTTTCATTTAGAAAAAACAAAACTAGAAGAGATTCAAAAATCATTAGTACTTTATAAAAAGCAGCAAACTGAGCATGCTAATCGTCGTAAAGAGAGAATTCAAGAGCTAGAGCAGCGTCGTGTTGATAGTGCAAAAGAAATTAAAGAACTAAAAGCCCAACTACTAGAAAGCAATGAACCGAAAAAGCTACAACTAGAACAACAAATTGAAAAGCTTCATAAAAAAGAACAAGAATACGAAGCACAAATTCGTGAATCATTACAAGTAAATACAGCTGCACAAACAAGCATTCTAACTCTTCGAGAGAAAATACAAGAGATAGATGATATTGGTGATACAGTGTGTATTACATGCAAGCGTCCTTTTGAGCAGAATGATAAAGACCGATTCCTAAAACAAAAGGAAGAGTACGCTGGTAGTATTCAAGATTTAAATGACCAAATTGATACAATCACAAAAGAACAAAAACAGATTGAGAGTTTAAGAGCGCTGTGCAAAAGTGAAAGTGAAAACATTATACACCAAATTCATCAATTAGACATTCTCGAGACAGAATCTGAAAACATAAAGCAGAGAATATTACAGCGTGGTCAATGGATAAAGCAAATTGAAGTTGATATAAGTAGCTTACAAACCGAAAAGGATACCTACACTGATATAATTCAGGATACAACAAAAAGAATTAATGCATTAAATACTAAACAGGGAGAGTTTGAACAACTGTTAGATGTACTTGATATATCAAAATTCGTTGTATCAGAAGAAGGTGTTAGAAGTTTTATCGTAAAGAAGATGTTGAAAATGCTTAACACTCGGTTAAATTATTATTTGAAAAAGCTCGATGCAAATTGTATTTGTACGTTCGACGAGTATTTCGAAGAGTCTATTTTTAATCAGAAAGGAAGACTTTGTTCATACGCAAACTTTTCTGACGGTGAACGAAAGAGAATCGATCTAGCGATGTTGTTTACATTTCTTGATATTAGAAGACTACAATCAAATATATCTGTTAATTTCTCTTTCTATGATGAACTACTAGACTCATCTTTAGATTCAAAAGGAATTGAATGTGTACTTGAAATTCTCAAGGACCGTATAAGTCAATATGGTGAGGCGGTTTATATCATTAGTCATAAAAATGAGGCTATTAAGCACGCTACTGGTGAAATAATTTACCTAGAAAAACAAAATGAGGTAACACGGAGATTAGAATATGGCACTACAGTTTAAAAATTTAAATATACCACAGATAGGAAATGCTCAACCAAGACAAGAGCAACAATATGTACCAACAGCCCAGGCTGTCAGTAATATCGGAATGCCTGCTGGTATGCCGCTCGGGATGCCTACCGCTGCAGTTGCAACACAACCAGCAGTCTCTCAGCGAAAACTACCACCTCAGATGCCAGGTGAAGGACTAAAGCGTGCAGTTAACTATTATGCTGATTACGCAGGCTGCGGTTGGTGGAGAATGATTCAACCAGAAACTCTACTTAACATGGAAAACAAGGCAATCATTAACGGTTTAACTACTATGGTAGTTGATCCTCGTTTCTATTTCGGAATTGAAGCTGTAAGATTACAGCGCCAGGCGACTCCTGTTCAGCTTGAATTTGTTAAGTTTCTAAAAGCTGGTTCTGCGGAGCATGGTTTTAAGGTCATATATGAAATCGATGACATTATCTTTAAAGATGATATTCCAGATTTCAACCGTTGCAAGACTGCGTTTGAAGATGATACTATTCTTGCAAGTTCTATCGAAATGATGCAGCTGTGTGACGAAATCAGCGTTACATGTCAGTACATGAAGGAATACTACATTGACAAAACAGGTAATAAAAATATAACTGTTCTACCGAACTACCCATCAAAAATGTGGATGGACGGTCATTATGATCCAAAACATCTGATGGAGAACTATACAAAATATAAAAATAGACCGCGTGTTGCATATATCGGTTCCGGTACTCATATTGATGTCGGAAATAGAACAAATCAAAAGGATGATTTTGAACATGTTGTACAAAGTATTATCAAAACCCGTGATATCTTTAAATGGGTATTTGTTGGATGCTTCCCACTACCATGTAAGCCATTTATTGATCGCGGTGAAATGGAATTTATTAGTTGGTTCCCGCTGAAGGATCTCGCGAAGGCATATACATCTATAAATTGTCAAGCAGTGTATGCACCTCTACAGGATTGCTCGTTTAATCGTGCCAAAAGTAATATCAAATATTTAGAATCAGCGTGCTGTGGTATCCCCGGTGTTTTCCAGAACATAATAACATACAAAGATGCACCTTTACAATTCAGGACAGGTACGGAATTCATTGATCAATTAAAGGTCCTGCTTAAGGATGAACAGACATACGAAAAATATAGCAAAGCCTCTAGAGCTTATGCTGATACAATGTGGCTAGATGATCATCTCGATGAGTTTGCGGAGCTATATTTTACGCGTATCGGAACACCCGATCGTAAAGCTCTGCTTAGATTGAATCCAGATCAAGCTACAACAGTAACATACGAAAATAACTTACTAAAATGATAACACATATACAATTCAAACACGGCTATGCAACTAAACTACCTTGTGTACAGAGCAAGGCATTTCAATTCACACCCGGTATTAATATCCTATTTGGACCGAATGGTTGTGGTAAATCAACTATTATAAAAACGCTAAAGGCTTACTGTGGTATTCAGAAGGGTGGATGGACACAGATCAATGATCCTACCGCTATTGGTACAACATCACGAGCTCTAGGTTTCCCGCTGGCGTATGCAAAGTTTGCTCCTGGTGAATGCTACGCAAGTGTTGGGTGGACCGGAAATCCTACATTCTTTAACGATGGAGATATAAAGGTTAGTGAAACATTCTTCTTTCAAAACGTAGGTCAATCAGAAGATGGAATAACGACAGAAAGAGAACAAATGGAGGCACTGATGAAAAAGCCTTCATCCGGTCAATACAGAATTGATAGACTGAATAAAGTTCTCCAGCTTATAACTACACCACCTGTAGTAGAAACTATTCCAGATAAAATCAGTCGAGCAGGTAATGGGGCCTTCGCCGAAAGAGAGAAGCAATACTGGCAGTCTCTAGGGCAGAACGGGCCACTAACTATTCTATTAGATGAACCAGAACGATCATTAAGTCTTCCAAAACAGAAGCAACTCTTATGTGAAGCTATTCCAAAGCAAATGTCAAACTTACAAGTCATTATTGCGACTCACAGTGTCTTTGCATTAGAAATACCAGGCGCAAATATTATTGACATGGAACCGGGGTATGTAGATGTATGTAAAGAGATCTTAAACTTTTCTGCTAGACCGCAAAGTCAATTGAATTTACCGTTACAGACAACTTGTAGTGCATGCGAAGAATATAAAAGAAAATTGGAAAGAATTACAGGTATTCTACAACCATAATACTAATATAACTTCTGTCCCCCACTTGATTTATCATTAAAATCATATATTATTAACGTATGTATCGAAATATTTACTACGATTCCCGTAAGGGGACAATGCGACTATGGACCTGGAACGATCAGGGTGATAGAACTGAGATATGTGAGCCATTTGAGCCATATATCTATATTGAAAGCAATCAATTCAAAGATGGACTTTCTCTATTTAACACCCCACTCCGTAAACTATCCTTTAAGAATGAATGGGATCGTAGACGATACGTAAAAGATAGTGGTGTTCAACGAATCTTTTATAACCTTCGACCAGAGCAACAATTTTTAATTGAGCGGTTCGGTGGTCTTCAAAACGACCCAGGCTTCTCACAGTATCCATTAAGAGTGTTCTTTCTTGATATTGAAACGTTCTCTCCATACTCGTTCCCTGTACCTGCACAAGCACAACATCCAATCAATTTGATAACGATCTTCGACACACTAGAGAAGAAATATCACACATTCGGATTGAAGGAAGATTTTACTCCTACTGAGCCAAACCAGACATACTATAAATGTAAATCTGAATCTGAAATGCTTGAGAAGTTTCTGCGATATTGGGAGAACAATTATCCTGATATTGTATCTGGATGGAATAGTGAAGGATTTGATATTCCTTATATTATAAATCGAATCACAAACGTACTAGGTGAAAATGAAGCCAAGAGACTTTCACCTGTCGGTAGTCTTTATTATAGAGAAGATGTACGTAAAGCCTTCGGTAAAGACTTGGGTCGCTGGCATATTCATGGTATTTCTTGTATTGACTATATGGAGGCTTATAAAACCTTTTCTAGAGGTGAGCAGGAATCATATAGCTTAAATTATATAGCTCATGTTGAATTAAAAGAAGGTAAAGTTGCATACAATGCTACTAACCTCGCGCAACTATCTGAACAGGATTGGAACAAATTTGTTATATACAATATTCAAGACGTTTCTCTACTTATTAAGCTTGAAGACAAACTCAGATATCTTAAGATTCTAAGAATGATCGGATATAAAGGTTTTACAACATTTGAGTCATCAATGGGTAAAATCTCTGTAGTGACTGGTGCAATCGCTCAGCAAGCTCTAGAGAATGGTAAAATATTTCCAACATTCGTTAAAGATCAAATGAATAAATATGGTGGAGGTTTTGTAAAAGAAATTGAGCCAGGTTTACATGAGAATATTATAACATTTGATGCAAACAGTCTGTATCCTAATACACTCATAAGTCTAAATCTATCACTAGAGACAAAATTAGGAAAAGTTGTTAACGTTGATAAACAAAAAAACGAAGTTGAAGTGAGATTAGAGAATGGTAAAACACATTTATTGACACCCGAGCAATTTCAACAATTTACAGAAAAACATAAAATAGCAATATCTAGAGCAAGAATACTATACTCACAAAAAGAGAAAGGTGTTATACCTCAGTACGTAGATAATTTATATGCAGAGCGTGTAGAAGTAAAAACTCAAATGTCTGCGCTAGAACAGACAAACCTTAAACTGCGTAAAAATTCAAAAGAGTATAAAGCTAATGCAAGACAAATTGAGCAGCTCGATACTATGCAATATACTATTAAGATCTTATTAAATAGCATTTACGGTGTATTTGGTAATATGCATTCACCATTCTATGACATAGATCACGCTGCATCAATTACAAATACCGGACAATCAGTAATTAAAGCAGCAAATAAAATAGCAAACGAATTTGTTACCAAAAAATACGGCTGCACAGAAGATGTAGCAGTATACAATGATACAGACTCAACACATATTTCACTTAAACCGCTACTAGATAAACTAGGTGAACCATTTCTAAATAGTGATGGAGAAATTAATCCACTCGTATATGAAAAGGCAAACGAACTAAACGATGTAATTAATAAAGGAATTGATGACTGGGCACGCTCATCTTTGAACTCAGTAGATCCGAGATTCTATTTTAAGCGAGAAGCTATTTGTGCAGTAGGTGTATATCAACCAAAGAAGCACTATATTCTTCATGTTCGTGATAAAGGTGAGTCTGATCCTATACCATGTGACTATATTAAGTATGTAGGTGTAGAAGTTGTAAAAAGTACGATGTCTGAAAATGTTAAGAGACTAATCAAAAATGTTGTAGAGTCTATAATTTACACAAAAGAGCGATCTGCTACAATCGACGTTTACAGACAAACATACGAAGACTTTAAAAAGCTTCCAGTTGAAGATTTAGCATTTAGATCAAAGATTAATAATTATGAGAAATCTGCTAATAAAGCTAATAAGTTTGCAATAGGAAAAGGTACACCGATCCACGCTAAAGCCTCTATTTATTATAACTTATTGTTGAAGCATTTAAATATAGAAACTATGTACGATCCTGTTGTGTCAGGTCTAAAAATTAAATGGTTCTATACAGTACCGAGCAACAAATTTAATATCAAATGTATTGCGTTTACAAACGAATATCCAACAGAATTTAATGATATAATAAAACCAGATTATGAATTGATGTTTGAAAAACTTGTCGAACCAGCCATTACACGATTTTTTGAATGTGTAAAATGGAGAATGGTTAGTATGCGAAATGAATATACATGTGATCTACTGGATTTACTTGGAATCTAGCATAATATATGTATAAGGAGAAAAGAAATATGAGTGAACAGAAGAATATAGTTACATTTCTCGATGGTATGGAACGTACCATTATTGGAGAAAAAATCAACGAAGATGAACTTACAATGGAGATTCAAAATCCGGTTGTAGTTAATATAGTACCTCAGGCTGACCAGTCCGGTAGACCTAATGGACAGATGGCGCTGCAGTTATTGCCGGTGTTCTTTAGAGAGTTTCTTGGAGACAAAGAAGAGCCTGTAGTATATTCCTATAATAAGAGCAGAATTACGCCAGTATCATTTAAGGGTGGTTTTGATTTTAGATTGTACGCGCAGTATGAACATATCTTCAACCCTGCGAGTATGCCAGCGGCTGAAGCACCAGTGGGCGCTCCACCAAATGCAGCAGGAAATGGTCCTGTGATCAATTTGTTTAATGAGTAGGAGCAATTGTGGCAAAAACAGGCTTAGATGATGTACTTAGTGCAGTAGATAAAATTAACCCTGATGCCCAGATTCTTTCTGAGAGTCCACTGTCGTTGGTGGACTCTTGGATCGATACTGGCAATTATGCATTGAATGCCATAATATCAGGATCATGTTATGGAGGCGTTCCAGAGGGTCGCATTACAGGGTTGACTGGTCCATCTGGATGTGGCAAAACATTGTTCATTAATAAGATAATCGGTAATTTTCAGAAACCAGATAAATCAAAGTGGGCATTAGCATTTGACTCTGAATTGGCGGAAGACCCTCAATCTGCAGCCAGTGTCGGTGCAATTCCAGAGAGAATTAAACATATACCAGTTAACACGGTAAATGAATGTCGTAATCAGTTACTCGCATTCCTTGATAAAATTGTTGAAAATGGCCTACAAGGGAATTTTATGGCAGCAATTGACTCATTAGGTAACTTAGCAGGTACGAAGGAAATGTCAGATGCAGAAGCTGGTAAAGATGCAACTGATATGGGAACACGTGCAAAGAATATTAAATCAATGCTACGAACAATTACATATAGAGCAGCAAGATCTAAGACGACTGTATTGTTCTCTAATCATACTTATAGTGATCCAACAGCTATGTATCCATCACTAATTCAGAGTCAGTCTGGTGGAGAAGGACCTATCTATATGGCATCAGTTCTCTTGCAGCTCAGTTTTAAGCGCGAAAAGAATGAAAAGGATTTTGAATCTGAAGAGATTCTAGCAACTGCAAAAAAGGTAGGCGGAATTACAATCCATGTACTGACTGCAAAAAATCGCTTTATTCCACCAATGCTTAGCACTGATGTATATTTAAATTTCAAAACAGGTCTAGATCGTTATTCAGGTCTTTTTGATTTGGCAAAAGGGTTGAACGTAATTCAGGGTGACAAGACGTACACAATGACAGATCAACACGGCGCTGAAATTAAACTAGGATATAGAAAGAATTTCGAGAGAGATCCAGATATGTGGGAAAATACTATACTACCTGTATTGGAGCCAGTTATCCAAAAGGAGTTTAGATTTAGTAGTCAGGCAGAACAAATTGAAAAGCAAATAGAGGATTTGTAATGATAAAGTATGTAATTGGTATTGTTCACCCAGAGCGTGGCAATATATATTTAAGAACTATACAGAAAACTGAAGCGCATGTAACGAGCAATCGGGAGTTTATTCTCCCGAGCGCTACGTTTACAACACCTTTTCATGCTCAAAGAGCCATTGCTCAAATTAATACATTATGGTGCCGTGATCCTGATCATCAACGAAATAAAATTCTCAAAAAAGCAGAGAAGCTTGTATTAAAATGGTATGTACCTAATTACGGAATACAGGAAGATACACTAACGAAAGATATTGGAGAATTCTAATGGTAAAAATATGTCATGAGTGTCCGTGGTCATTAATGGAAAAGGCGAGAGCTGAGTTTAATGATTATGATTATTGTCTTGTTCATCTACTTGAGGAGGATGAGAGGTATCTAAACTTCTTCGTTGAATCAAAGAAGATGGGTCGTCATATATTACTTGACAATTCTATCTTTGAGCTAGGTACAGCATTCAATCCAGTAAAATTTGCAGAGTGGGTTACGTGGCTTAAACCGCAGGAATATATTATTCCTGATGTTCTAGAAGATTGTCAAGGTACTATACAAAACGCAAAAGACTGGCTAGCAACACATAGTGACTTACCAGGAATAAAGATTGGTGTCGTACAAGGGAAGACATATTCAGAGCTTGTAGAATGTTATGAGTTCATGTCGAAAAATGTAGATAAAATTGCAATCAGTTTTGATTATAGTTACTATGAGACTACTGGACTTGGACATAATAAATGGCAGAAATTTGCTGATGGTCGTCAACATTTTATATTCAGGTTGTTGTCTGAAAAGAAATGGAACTTCTGGAAGCCACATCACTTACTCGGTGCTGCAGTACCACAAGAGTTTAAATTTTATGCGGACTTATGGGATAACGCGAATATTGAATCTCTCGACACATCTAATCCAGTACAGCAGGCGTTACTTGGGCATGATTATACAGTACACGGTCTTATAGGTAAAGATACAACTAAGGTTGCAGATTCTTTTGATGCGAGTTTTTATGGAACAGAACTTGTTCGAGTAGAGAATAATGTTGAAATATTTAAAAAATTCTGTACTGGAGAAGTACAATGAGGTGGGTAGCATTTTTTAGTCAAACTGGAAGTGAAATACTTGAGGTGTCAAAAACTCTCGACAGATTTCCAGATGTAGTGTTATATAATACTAACTTTGGAACAAAACCACCAATTAATATTGAATTAATTACAGAACTAAACACTCGCAATATACCACTTCATATATTACCAGACCGACCAAGATTACAAGACTATAAAATGATTTTACAAGAGGGTGATCTGATAACTCTACATGGATGGCTTAGAATTATTCCTCCAGAGATTTGTGAATCGTTCAACATTTACAATGGACATCCAGGACTTATAACAGAGAATCCAGAACTTAAAGGACAAGATCCACAGAAAAAGGCATACGAGTTAGGTCTACCATTTAGTGGTTGTGTAATTCATAAAGTGACAGCTGAAGTAGATGCTGGAGAGATAGTTCTTGCAGAAGAAATAAAAATTGAAAAATTGGAGCTTGATGTTATAATCAATGTTTTACATGACACGTCAATTAAATTATGGGTAAAATTTTTAGAGGAGAAAAATGAGAATAACGATTAGCGGATCACAGTGTGTTGGTAAGACGACACTAATTAACGATTTGTTTGGTAAGATTGAAATCAATCAACGATTCAGTCTTAGAAACGAAACTACACGAAATGTATTAAGAGATGCTCTTGGATTTGGTAGTTTACCTATTAATGAAGAGGGTGGTGATTTAACACAGCGGTTAATATGTTCGCAACATTTAATCAATCACGCAGCAGGTGAGAG